TCAGGTACTAACTTGGTAAATTGAAATCCAAGTGACTTTAACCAACGTATAGATTGTGTGTTACGCTGGTCTACATAGTTAAATAGTACGTTATATGAGTCCATAAATGTATTCAAATACTCTATTGATAGTTTATAAAACTCAAGTTTGTATTTTGTGAGGTCAGGAGACCCCATTAACCAAGGTACTCCTACATTCTTATTTACCTCATTTATACCAAACATACCCACTACATCTCCATCAAGCATCATAGAAAAACAGTGCTTGTGGGAACATAGGTACGCCTTAATTAACGCTTGTGCAGGATTATCTCCACTTGAGGAAAATATTTCCTGTACATCTTCTTTCCTTAAAGTCTTAGAAAGGTTATAACAATCTTCTTTCTTAGAATGCCTAATGTAATAATTCATATTCTCTGGTTTCTAAGCATCTGAAAGGCTTCCCAGTCTGCTGATTGTATGGCTAAAGGAAGCCACGAGTCGCTTTTTACTGTTATTTTTACGTCTTTTGAATTACAATACACAGGTACACGAAACACTCCTGTCTGTAACTTTTGTTCACCAAGAAACAATGATCCAATCTTTTTTCCAGTAAAAGATTTTCTGTTTATTTTTCTTAGTCGATCATCAAAGGGTCTTGGAGAAACTTCTACTTCAAAGAATCCTGTTCTATCAAATGCAATCTCAAAATTTCTGAGTTGCAGTCTTCCTGAGTTTATAGTAGTTTCACCTGATTTAATAAATTGTTCTGAGAACTCATACTGAAATTCGTATGGTACCCCTACAAATATATCAGGTGTTATATTACCCTTAGCTTTAGAAAAGTCAGTTCCTCTTTCTAAAATACCAAACGCATTTGAAGAATTAATAACTTCTCCAGTTTCTACTACATATACTGCTTTACGTTCCTTAAAGGTTAATACTGTATTGTGAGGTATTGGAGCATCTCTAGAAATAGATGGTGTTACTGTAATTATGACAGACTTACTACTACTTGCTGTATCAGTGCCTCCTGCGGCTATTGTGTATGTTGTAGTATCAGATGTATTTATGTCTTCACTCTCTACTACAGTATATGTAATAGTAGAATCATGGGCCGATGTAAATGTTTGCCCAGGTCTAGGTTTGTTTAACAGTCCTGCACCATCTGCATCAATTTTAATTTTAGTACCTAAAGATGTCTCTTTGTCATCTCCTAATTTACGAATAGTTGTTCCTGCTACTTTGTCATGGTCTACATCATCATAGTATTGATCTAGGTTAGCTTGAGTTCCTACTTCTGACACAGTAACTGTTGCTGTATTACTTGTGTTACCAGGGTCTGTAAATACTATAGTATTCCCTAATGAATAATTTATACCATTGTTAGCTAGTTTAAACGTGGGATTACCACTACCATCAGTAGTAATATCAAATTTTATTCCTGTTCCTCCTCCAGAGGTACTTGTTTGTGTTACATTTGTATGTGTTTGATCTGCTTGCCATGCTCCAGAAGGAGTGGGAGTATAGTCTGATATTAAAGTAGGCTTTAACCGTACCCTTCGATCTAGTCTAACCTCAATCTTATCATCCATAATATTTATGGCATTATCAACACTCAGGTTCATCTTCTCAAGGTATATCTGAGTACCCCTTCGTATTAATAGAAACGCAACAGAACCCAGGAATGACATGTCTACTATATCACCATCAAACGCCCATGTAGACCATGATGACTGAAGTTTTTCTTTGTCAGCGTAGTAGTATTTATATACGTATAACTTTTTCCTATCTGTGTTTCCAAGTACACACAGGACTTCTTCGTTGGATGATACCGCTAGTTTAGCTACAGTTCCTTCCATTAACTCAGGTACATGAGATGTTATTTCATTAGCATCATTGGTCTGTGATGCGATCTCAATAAAGTATTCACGGATACCTGAGTATGCTCCACGTAGAAAAGGAAAGAATATAGTTTTACCAGCAGGTACTGGTTTGGCTACAGTTGATGTTTCAAAGTTAGTAGCAACGTCAACTGTTACAGAGGTAGGAGTCAAGAACTGATCTGAGGATAGCTTAAACTGCTGTAAATCTGAGAATAACAACAAGGTTTCCTGAAATGGAATAGCGGATTTAAGAATAGCTACTTGGTTATTCGATACTGCCACATCAATAACCGCTGTATCTAGTACAGAAAGTACAGTAGTAGCAAAGAACTGGTAGTAATTAGCGGCTGACGACAGTATTACATTCTCATCAGAGATAAACCCTAGTCTGTTATTATGAAAGAATATATCATTAATTACAAATAGACCAGCAGGAAACTCTGTTTCATCATAGTTACAGAATGAAGGAAATGGATTAATAGTGTCATCTCCTACTGTACGTTCTTCCCACGGTACTGTCTTTAGTATAAAATAAATACTATCTGCAACACCGTTTACTGTACCAAAGGCTTTGAATAACCTTAGTGGCAACGTAGTAGCGTCTAATTCTTTCCTACAATGTTTAGCATTGACAGCAGGGTACTTAGGTCTTGCACTTTCTTTCCATACTGATCCACTCCATTCCACATAATAATCATCTTGACCAGTATCCTTATCACCTGACACTTTTGCTACAAATCCAGTATCAGAGTCAGGATGCTTGGACCCAGGTAACTTACCAAAACTAGGTACCTCATCAGATCCGTTGATTGGTACTACATAAGAATCTCCTTTACCATCTGTAAACTCAACTGAAAAAGGTCTCTGTGAGTTACTTATGTATACAATACTTTCTCCTGAATCATACTTAACCGTCCAAGGATTGTTATGAGACCCTGCTCCATCACCTACATCAATGTTACGAGAAGTAGCAGTATTCATAGCCGCAGTTTGTAGTCTTGTACCAGTAAAAGTACCTTTATCTAAAACTTTTGCATTACTAGGATTTCTAACTACATCATTACTGCCTGAATCATCTAGTACACCACTTACTAAATGGTTTGTACTTCCATCAGTAAAAGTTTTTGCAATATTTGCTACAACTACTGCTTCTGCATTATTCATAGATCCAGTACCTTTTCCATTAGTTCTTGATGCCGTTCTATTTTCTGGTGTAGCGTAGGTAGCAGTAAGTGTAGTTAAAGGAGTAGCACTTTTGTCAGCCTCTCCATCACTATCTATATCATATTCAATTATTTTTATCTTGTACTCAGCATCAAAATCTCCTACCCTAAAGTGAACCAATGCTTCATAAGGTCTAACAGGGTGCGTAGTTGAAGTATTCTTTTTAACTTTAGTAGTCTTGTTAAGCAAAAAGGTAAAGTCAGCAATTGTGGTAGCCCCTAGTTTATTTGGTTCAAAACTATTAGTACCACTAAAATTGGATAAATAAGAGACATCTATTGCTCCATTTGCTGTTATATTACTACCTACAGTATCAGGATGTATAAACACCTCACTACCAGGAGTACCAGTAGCAAACCCAGTTAGATCATACAAACGCATCTCTGCGTTACCTTTGTTAGTATTAGCAGATGGGTTGTCACCACCTTTAATAATCAAGGCATACGCTTCGTCCTCTGACCTTCGTATGGTATGAATAAATACATCGTTAGATGTAGTAGAATTTATCCCAATAATCTTAGCAATGTGTTCCGTACATGGCCTCTTTTGCAATCCACGTGATACATGAGAGAACCCATTAACCTGCTTGGCACCCTGTGTAGGCATCCTGAGTGTAGCAGGTTGTTGCGATATTCCATTAACTAAACTGGGTACCGATCCTGAAATAAGAGGCATTATGTAGTATAAGATTCTATTACGTTATACCCTAGTCTGTTAGAACTAGATCCTGGTAGCCTATCGACCACCCGATATACATCGTAGTTGTCAAATATATTGTAGTCAGCAGTATCACCTTCGTACTCGATTAACGTAGACCACGCTTGTAACTCATCTTCTTGGTAGAACCTGTGTAACTCACCTGATCCTACAACACGGTCATGGAATATTCTAGCAGACCGTATTGAAATGTACCTACGTGCAGGTTCTGGAAGATCTATAAAGTTAAGGTAAATAATTAGATTACATTTAATCTCTGTACCTTCGTCAAACTTATCTGTATTCTTTTGTCTATCATATAATCTACGACCACGTTCTATAATATCATTATCTGGATCACGCATCCTCGTAGTCGTGTCTACACGTAGTATCGTGTCATTAAGAATGATTTCACCATGCGAATCTGGTTTCATTACCTTATCAAGATCGGTATTAAATACCCACCCTCTTGATTGAACTGCTCTTGACACATTACTTAAAATTTGTCTTGCTATAGAAGCATCGGTGAGTCCTGCCAGATCGTCTAGGTTCTGTATAGGTTGCTCTCCTATACTTGTAAGCATAGTATTTACTGCTTCTAATTCTGTAGTAGGACTTAAAGCCATAATTTTTATTAAAAAAAAGGGAGAACCCTAGTTAAAGAGTCCTCCCTAGAGGTTACAACAACCTAAAATCAATTAGGCTTAATTAATGCAACTGCACACGCAGGTCTCAATACGTTGTGACCCATTGCGTACTTAGCAACCATCAATGTACCCTGTCGGTTAATCTGATACTCGCTTTCAACACTCATATCCATTAACTTTGCAGTAGCTACAGCATCCTGAGTCATTACTAATCCTACAACACGATTAGCAACAGCAGAGATCCGTGCTGTAATTCTAGTGCCAGCGGTTCCACTTTCATTGGTTACATTGGTAGTCCAAGCATTATGGTCCGTACTTCCAGTATCATACTGTGTAGTACGTCCAGAACCTACGGTAGCCGCAAGTGGCTGATCCGATCCCCAAGCTGGATCGGGTGATGTCTTATGCTGTCCTACATGAGAAGCAATTGTCCAGAGATCACTATTCCAAGCAGAAGTAGCTTCTGTAGTAGCGTAACTACCCAAGTGATTGGTTACATAAACAGGCATACCTAAAATCTGAGGTACAGCACCTGCAATTGGACTTCCTCCTCCACCGATGTCTCGGTTAAAGATAGCAAGACTGTTCAATGCGTCAGTTTGGTCTATCTTGAACATATCAAAGTAAACATCATTCGCAAGAACTATAAAGGGATCACCAGGAACATTCTTATTCGTAAGAATACGCTTGGCATCCATGATTGCTTGAGCAATCTTTTGTGGATTTCTTCCAGCAGCCGCATCGGACCCTGCTCCAGATGTAGCACCAATGACTACATTCTGAGTAAAATCCTCATCGTCAAACTCTCTATAATCTTGGATCATAGGAGCACCTGCACTAAGAGCCGCCATAGTCTTTGATTCACAAAGGGCACCCTTAATAGCTAGGCGAAGAATATTTTGATCAGCAACCTTTGATAATCCAAACCCTGCTTCCTGAGTGTAGATAGAACGAATGTCATAGTGTGACATTGCTTCATCAATATTAGGAATAAACTGAGCGTTTACCAAAAGGTCATCAATCGCTATAATTCTTTCCCCTTGCTTTGAGGCAGTAGGAACAATCTCTGCTCCTGGGGTGTGGTATGATGCATCACGGTACTTACCAGTCATTGGGAATTGTGCTGATTTCCCTTTTGAGATAGTACGTACACGATGTAGAGGCATCATAATATTTTTGCTCTGAAATGCGGTCAGAACTTCTCCAGCATACAACTTGAGAAACATAGACCTAGCATCATTA